GCACTACAGGACGCATACCTTAACAGATGCAAAGATATTAATATCAGGGTTGATAAAATACGACAGGTACTTTCAGAAACCTACCAAATAAAGGAGATTGCAGATTTCAGGCGACGCAAGGATTTCGACGATTATTTAACAATCAAAAATGAGGCTTGCGCTCTTGTCGAAAAGTATCTGCCAGAGCGGGTAAATGATGATAATGTCTGTAAAATGTGCCCCTGGAATCGCATCTGCTTGCCCGATGAAATAAGGCAAGAACGTATCAAGGTATGGATCAATACAGAACTTGAAGCGCAACTCGAAAAGCGAGAAAACTTGATCGAATCCCAAAAAGAATACAAGAGGATCGACGAAGATGTAAAGGACAAGATCAAGGAATCGAAAGAGGATAATCTTATTGTTGGTGATTTTCAAATCACCGTTTCTCGTGGCAAAAATGTAAGGATTAATATTGAGAAGGTTCTAACAACCTAAACCGGCACCGCCCTTGCCGACAGAGCGGCGTGGCTCATGGGCGCAAAAACGAGGACTGCGGGGATATTGATAATGGCGAAACTTAAAAACTATACCACTACGATACCGGCTTTTAGGAGCATAGGGGAAATACAGGAGATACTTATAGCTTTCGGCGCACAAAATATCATTTTGGATTCTCCAATATAAGCGTCCTGTTCCGGTGGATGACAGAGTTGTAATGAACGAGAGGAATATAATGCGACCAAATTTATTGAGAAGAATTATTGAGTTGGAGAGACGGATTGATATATTGGAGAAATGTAAAGGAAATGGTTGAATAGACCATATTGTTGAGGTCAACAAAAGGGGGGAATTGCAATGAGTAAAGCACTTGATAATCTGCATGAAACAGCACTGCTGTGTGTTGATTATGTTGAGTTGTCAAATAGTATGCCAAGAGGCGCGAAAGCAAAAGAAGCTGTTGACATGAGTTATGAAACAGGAAAAGTTGTAGACCCCGATGATTTAGGAGAATAACGATGCCTGAGTTTATATATTTCAAGGACGCTGGTGTCTTAATGCCGCTGAATTTACTAATTGCACATCATGAATCTGGTCGGACATCACTCGACTATTTTGATTCATTCACAATTTCTACAAGCATTGACAAAATTATTGCCGCTCTCAACAATCCAGCGAACACAGACAGGGTGATAGTGATATGAAAGGAGCAACCGATGGCACTAACAGAGCTAAGGCTGAGGCTGATAAAGGGCAATAAGATTGTTGGGTACAGGAGAATAACTCCCAAATCAGATGAATTTTCAAAAGATGGCAATAGTTGGGATACGTGGAGCGAATGTAATTATTGGGGTGATATACCTGATTATGACTCTTTTGAACTCGGCATCATTATTAATGGTGTGTGGGTTATTTGAATCGCATCGGCAACATACGCGAAGGGAGTGAGTGATGCATTTAACAACACGGTCTATCTGGGTGTTTTTGTTTTTTGTTGCACTGCAATTTATTATTTATGCCACGGTATTAGCTGGTTTAGGCTATATAGCATGGCACTTCATAAGCAAGGTGTGGTGATATGAAAAGAGAAATCCTTTGTATGAATTGTGCAACTGAACGCTCAAAAAGACATGGGCTTGTTCATTTGCCAGAGTTACAAACTATTGTAGACCCATTTCCAATGGAACATGTGAAATATGTTAGAGGCAGGGCAAAGACAGATTTCTTTTGTGATACTTGTACTACCGAAATTCCCATTAAAAAGGGTGATGAGTGTTTTGCAGTATCTACATGGGCTGACTACGGGGGTATTCCTTACTTTGAATGGGAAGGAGGATTTATAGAATGAACTTCTACCATAACCTTGATGAGATACAAGCCAAGCATGTTGTCACACTCAAATCCGGCGATGAGTTTGTGATAGTAGTGCCGATTGAGCAACCACTGGAAGGGTATATACTGATACAGCCATCGGATAAAGAGGTGGAGTTTTATAATGACCGGACTGGTGAATACTGGCATACTAAACTTCCCTATCCCCTCGGTTCACGGATAGGGCTGAGAGAGACGTGGGGGGTAGACGGCAATGATTACTACGACTATAACCCACCCATATATTATAAAGCGGATAATCCAAAAAGATTAAATATGATATGGTATTCCGCTCAGTGTATGCCAGTTTCAGCTATCCGTTGGGGTACGATAACAAGCACACGGGTGGATAGGGTGCAGAAAGTAACAGATTATGAATGGTCTGTAATGGGGTTTAAATTTACGTTCCCCCCTTCCGAATGTTGCACTAACACCCTAAAGACACCAAAACCGGCTTATATAAATATGGATGAAACTAAGAATTGGTTCAACGCCCGATATTCCAAGCCACGCCCTATCAAGGAGAACGGTGAGATAGTTGGGTATCGAGCCTACTGTTGGGATAACTACTGGGGTGATGTTGTAAACAAGGCGATACTTAAAGATTACAAAGCAAATAACGTTGACGGTGAATTTGATGAGTGGTATAAAGGCAAGCCTATCACAATACACGTCAATCCCTATGTGCAGATAGTGACTATCAGAAAGGACTGAGTGATGACACCGGAAAGTGTATTAACGATAACATGCCCTGTATGCTCTGAGGTATTATCGCTTCAACTGCCATTTGGGCATGTACACAAGAAGGAGAAGCAGCCAACCTCAAAGCACAAGGACGGCGAGAGGTGTGACTTGCCAGTGTGGAAGTGCAGTAATAAACACTTGCCAGATAAACCGCACCACTTTGAATATACTGGAAGGATAGTTGCGGCTAATAGTTGTGCCGATGTTTGGTATGAGGATTTATTTGATGAGACTATCACCTTACTTAGAATCTGTTCAACCAAAGTGCCGCATGAAGAACTCCGACTTGTTATCGACGAACCGTTCTTTGTCGGGCAGATAGTGGTTTGGAACCATAAAATTGGTGAAATATTATATAAAAACCATGAGACATATTTCAGAATTAGATTCAAAGATGGAAGTTTATATGATATAGACGGCACAGGGATTCATCCCGCCACCCTTGCCGAAATTGCCGAGTTCTACACCTGCGAACTGGCAGGGGAAAAGGTAAGGGCGTATGAAGATACGGACGGAGCTATACTATTCTACTTTAAGAATGGTGATTGTGATTTCTTGGGCTCACAGGAATTATCTCGCTATCTCTGCGAAAAAGCAGGGATTAATATCATGCCATACTCGGAAGTCATGAAGCACTATAGCGGTGAGTTCCCCGCACCGAAAGGAGAATAACCAGTGAGCAAAAAGCGACGGGTTAAGTATATCGACAAAGCGGGGATACTATGAAATCCAGACGTAAATACCAAAGCCATACCGGTGGAGAAAATAGCGGGACCGGACGAACGCCGATAGACCGTTTCGCAATAGATTATGACGTTCCTGTTGAACTCGCCAACATACTGGTTGGCAGGACAGAGTCCGAAACAGATAACCGGATTACGCAGTTCGTCAAATATTTGCGCTCGGTCATAGTCAAATATAACGACCCTGCTATTGCATGGGAAGAAAGATTCCAACAAGAAGTATGACGGACGATACCAATTTCACGAGGTGGAGATGAATTCTCAATTAAGTTATTTGGAATAAAAGGTTTAAGATTATTTGTTGTCAAAAATACAAGGGTTTTGAATTCATCATCATAATTACAAGGAATAAACCATGATAATCAAACTACTCTATTTTTGCGGCTGGTTCGGTATGATACTGTCATTAACTATCCTTGCCGGTCTGGTATTCGTTATCAAAATTGCGTGGTTTCAGAAGGCGCAACAGACGGTCATAAACTTCGTGCCATCAAGGATCGACCTGATAGTCGATTGGGCACTGGATAGGATATTAAAAGGATGATAGAACCTGAAAAACCATATTTAGAACACAAAAAAATAATAAGACTGGAACATAAACTAATTAATGATCATTTCCAGAACTTTAAATGTTATGGGATACCCAGGGCGCAATTAGTTATAGCGGACATACCATACAATACAGGGAAAAACGCATATGGTTCGAGTCCATCTTGGTATATTGGCGGCGACAATACAAACGGCGAAAGTAAATTGGCAAACAAAGAATTCTTTGATACAGACAGGGATTTTAGAATTTCTGAGTTTTTTTCTTTTTGCTCAAAACTATTAATAAAAGAACCCAAGGAAACCGGAAAAGCACCTGCAATGATTGTATTTTGCGCTTTCGACCAGCAATTTAAATTGATAGAAAAGGCCAAAGAATTTGGATTCAAAAACTATATAAATCTTGTTTTTGTAAAAAACTTTTCCCCGCAAGTATTAAAAGCGAATATGCGAATTGTTGGAAACTGTGAATATGGCATAATTCTTTTTCGAGACAAATTGCCTAAATTCAACAACAATAATAAAATGATATTTAATTCTATGACATGGGACAAGGACACAAAAAGTCCAAAAATACATCCAACACAAAAACCATTAAATCTTATAAAAAAACTAATAAGCATTTTCACTGATGTTGGAGATGTAGTTATTGACCCTGTAGCAGGAAGTGGTTCAACAATAGTTGCTTGCGTTCAATTAGACAGAAATGGATATGGTTTTGAAATAAAAAAGGATTTCTACAAAGAGGCGAGCAGATGGATTGACCTTGAAAAACAACAGCTAAAACTGGAATTGGTATGATAACAGCCGGTGACAAATCGTAACCGGCTGTAGACAAACTGGCGACAGATGAAAGGACGGACAAGATGTCTAAAATAGGTGATAGGGTTGGGGCTATTTTTGGTGCTGATAATGGAATATGTGAGTTTTTGGGCTATGGTGTCTATGAAGGGGATTTTTATCCTGAAGAAGCTGTAGGCTTTATAGCACAATTGATCCGCGAAAGTGTCACAGAAGGGCGGGTGGCAAAAGAAAATGCCATAAATCCACGAATAAAGCTTGATAATGGAGAGTTTGTATATGGTTGCGAATGCTGGTGGGGTGCTGAAGAGGGTGTCAAGAAAAAGATTGAAGGGGCAATAAAAGCGGGGCAGAAAATAGTTAATGTAAGAATGTCGGAAGAGAGAGCAAAATATGAACTGGCGACAGATGAAAGGAAACCATGAGACGAATACGATTTCATTATAGTGCTGGTTACGCTGGAACTAACGGTTATGAAGATGTGCTTGTTGACGATGATGAAACAGAAGATGATCTTGAACAACAGGCACAAGATATAGCCAATACCCACCTACCGGAGCAAGAAATATGGTATGAGGAAATAAAAAATGATGATGATTCGTGGGAAGGAGATTGATGATGAAAAAATTCAGGTCGATTGACGAACACGGCAGGCGACACACTGACTATTCCGAGCCTGACCGCAAGGCTTTTCTTGCCGGTGATCCACGCCGCAGGAAAATGACGATGTCCGAGCTACAGATGCTTTATAAGGAGAATCGTGAGAATGAGAGGGAGAGGTATGGATTTTGAAGAAGGACTACGGGAGGGGAAGGTATGATAGAACCTGATAACATCTACCTCGGTGATTGCTTGGAGCGGTATATCTTTTCTCTTGACAATAATCTCCTTTTAATATATATTATATAGACAAAGGAGGTTATTATGCCAAAAGGAATTTATGACAAGTCAAGAAGAAAGCATGGTTCAATTTACCCATTAAAAACAAGAGTAATTTGTAAGAAATGTTTTAATGTTTTTTCCCCTGATACTTCTGATAAAAGAACAACCTGCATTTGTCCGTTCTGTGGTAGAATTATTGATATAAGAAACAGAACTGGATATGCAAAAAAATATGCCGATACTCACCCAGAAAGAAAAAAGACAATGGTTGAGTATGATAAAAAATACGGTAGGGAGCGCAGGGCAATTCAAAAAACAAGGATGCGTAAAGTTGTATTCAATCTTATTTCAAATAATAATCCTATATGTGCAAATTGCGGCTGTGATGATGAAAGATTATTGGAAATTAATCATATAAATGGAGGAGGACGAAAAGAATATAATAATGGCAAAAATACAGCAAAATTCTGGTGGTCTATTTATATGGGAAGAAGAAAAACAGATGATTTAAACTTGCTTTGTAGAGTATGTAATGCTCTTCATTATCACGAATCAAAGTTTGGCAAATTGCCATATAAAATAATTTGGGGAAAGAATGTATAAAATCGAAGATTTGATTGACACTATTCATCGTTGTGACTGTTTGGAAATGATGAAGCAGATGCCCGGATTGGGATGGTTTTTTAGAGAGAATAATTGGGGACATCCTGGTTATACATCGGAAGATATTTCAAGCAGGGTTTTAAATGCTTTTAGTGGCCCGGGCCATCTTGTCCTTGACCCATTTCTCGGTTCCGGTACGACCGCCGTCGCCTGTATTCGCACTAACCGCCGGTATATTGGCATGGAGATTGACCCGACATATTTTGGGATAGCAAAGAAACGTATAGGATACGAAAAGCAACAGATGAGACTGGAGCTTTAATATTTATCTTGACATTTAAAATATGGATTATTTATGTTGATAGTGAGGGCGCAAATACTGAGCGCAGAAAGGCACGCGAAAGATGCTATTTTTATTGATTAAAATTCCCACGAAAAATATTACCGAGGGGCTTCTATGTCCGAAATGGCATAGACGATGTCTCAGTACATCGCCTCAAGCCCCTCGGTTTTTTTATTAGGCAACACTATGCGTCCAGAGAAAAAAACAGTTGATTACTTTCCCCACCAATGTAAGCATGGGAAAACCATGCGGATACTTAAAAATAGATTCGGAAATGACGGTTGTGCTTTTTGGTGGACATTATTAGAGGTATTGGGGTCAACAGAGGGACATTGTTATGATTGCTCAGATGCCCTAAATTGGGAATACTTTATTTCTGAGTCTCTTATTGAACCAGAAAAAGCTGAAAAAATAATGGAATTACTCTCAAAACTTGAAGCGATTGATAAAGAATTATGGGAAAAACGCCGAATTATATGGTGTCAAAATTTCATAGACAACCTTAAAGAGCTATATCGGCGCAGAAATACTGACGTTCCGGAGCGTCCATTACTAAACAATAATAGAGTTAATGACGGCAGAAACAAAGTTAATGACGGCAGAAAACCACAGAGTAGAGTAGATAAGATAGAAGAAGATAAGAAAAAGATATATGTCGCAGTTTCACTGCTATCACTTTTTGAAAAATACGAAAGCTATTTTACTTCAGATGAACTTTATTTAAAACAAGCCTTCATTGAATACTGGACAGAAAAAAACGAAGGTGGTAAAAAAGAACGATGGCAGATGCAAAAGGTATTTGACGTTAAAAGAAGGTTTAGAACGTGGATTAATAATCAAAAAGAACGATGTAAAAATCAACACAACGCGAATGATGTGCTAAAAGATTGGGGAAAATAAATGATAAGTAAGGAAAACTTTAAAAAGCAAATTGAGAAACTTGTCTTAGTCCACACCTCTATCACGGTAACACCGGAGCGCATGGATGTGTGGTACGATCTCCTTAAAATCAACAACAACGATCAATTTATAAAAGCTATAGACGCGATATGTAGCACAACAAAAGACATTTATCGGTCAACGAATATCATCGCTTTAATCAATGAGCAGATAAAATTCTCTAAAGAAGAAAATGGACACAACTTTATATGAACACTAACCCGCCTTCACTGCCAGAAATTGAACGAGCTATACTTGGTGCTATGATAATAGACGACGAAGCGATCTCTAAAGCAATGGAGATAGTAAACGTCGAGTCGTTTTATACCCCAGTGAACCAGATTTTATTCAAGGCTATCACGGACATGTATAGTACGGGTAAGCCTATCGACGTATTGACTCTTAATGAATACCTGTTCAAAATAGGGCGGCTTGATACTATCGGGGGAACGCCAGCAATCGCCACTTTAATGTCCGAAGCTACGACCTCTGCGAACATTCAATATCACTGCGGTATTATAAAAGACAAAGAGACGTTGCGACGCATAATAAATCTTACTAAGGCAAACGAGGCTAACTGTTATAAAAACGATGCAGAGCCTTCAAATATAGCCGATAATGTTATGGCTGGAATATTTGAAATAAAAAACAGCGGCAAAAACCGGAAGTATATTACCATGCTCGAAATGAGTCTGGAAGCTCACGACGCGATAATGAAGCGTATCGGCTCAAAAGAACTTTATGGCATATCAACCGGATTTCAAAAGCTCGATGTATTGACCGAGGGCTGGCAGGATGGCGATTTAATTATACTTGCGGGATTAACAGCGTCCGGGAAAACCGCCTTTGCTCTCAACTTTGCCCGCAACGCTGCAATAGGCGGAAAGGAAGTCGCTATATTTTCAATGGAAATGCCGAATAATCAGCTCGGCAAACGGCTGATAGGGATTGAGGCGAGACTCGATGTACGGCGGAAACATTACACAGAGATTGAATTAAAATCAATATCGGATGCGAGCGCACGTCAATCGAATTACCCAATTTATACCGACGACACCTCAGGGCTGACCCACCAAACGCTTTATGCGAAATTAAAGGCATTAAAGAACGAGAGAAATATTAAGCTGGCAATCATAGACCATTTACAGCTTATGGTTGGAACCACTGAGTTCAAAGGCAACCGCCGTATGCAGATAGAAGAAATAACGCGACACATGAAAGGCTACGCGAAAGACCTATCAATCCCAATTATCCTTTTGAGCCAGTTAAGCCGCGCATCAGACAAAGAGAACCGCAAACCTAAACTATCCGATTTAAGAGAATCTGGAAGTATAGAACAAGATGCTGACCTTGTTATTTTTATCTATGAGCCGGACATTAAAAGCATACGGGATAAAATACCGACAATTACAGACGAAGAGGCCAAAAGAGTTATTGAAATTATTGTCGGAAAACAGCGCAACGGACCGGTCGGAAACTTCTATCTGTATCGGCACAGGGAATACACACTCTTTGAAAACATGGAGTATTAACTATGACGAAAAAACAACTATTTAAAAAGCTCAAAGCAAGTGGCATACCAAAAGGAACGAGCGAATGGCAGGATTATGAACTCGGCAAGTCTATATTTAATGGCAAGTATATGCAAACCTTGGAGTACGAAAACTTTATTAAATGGCTGTCTGAATACTGTAACGTATGAGGCGAATAATGAGTCCAGTACAACGTTCAATCCGTCACCTGAAAGAACTTGGCCGGCGCTGCTGGGTAGTCGAGAAGTGGAACGCTTATGCCGGGGAACACGGGAAAAGAGTTGACCTGTTCAACATCATCGACATTCTTGCCCTTGATCCTCAGGACGGCGTTATCGGTATTCAGGCCTGCGGAACAGACTTTAAAAGCCACTGGGATAAACTTACAGTCGAACATTCACAAGAATCAATCGACTGGCTGACAACGCCCGGAACGAAGTTATTTATTTATTCGTGGCGCAAGATAAAGCTCCAGAGAGGCGGTATTGCCATGAGGTGGAGCCCACGGGTTGTTGAAATAACCATGAAAGATTTTACTTGACATATTTGTGAGATCGAGTATTTTATATATAAGTGCGAAAAGGACGCACTTTTAGTAAGCAGTAAAAAAATCAAGGAGACTATTCTACGCCATCATTACGGTGGTGCGGAGTAATCTCCTTTTTTGTTGGCTAAAATCCAAACCGGAGACCTCTAAAATGCAGAAGCGCAAAAGAACAACCAAACCCGCAATTAAGCCATTAACCGAACCGCAGGTTGAATCCCTCGTCGTTGATCCCAACCCGATAGTGCCTCAGTCGATGAAAGTAGAAATAGTACCCGATTCAGCAAAAGAAGAAGAGGGGGGAGATAAAGAGGGGGGAGAAGAAGTAATAACTCCTGTTGTTGATATTAATACAACGAACTCTGAGTTGACCTGCGACGATATTCGCACCATGACTGTCATTCAAATTCACAGTCTCATTAGAGATCACTATCCCGGATTTCACGATCTTCTCGATGTCTATAATCGCGACACTCTGCAAAACAAATTCATGTTCAAGTTGGGACTGTAAATTAATATGGCATTAAAACGATATTTGCAGGTATTAAAAAAAATACGGGAAGAACGAGGTGAATATTGTGAAGCTTGTGGTGAACCTGCAAAACATGGACATCACATAATACCAGTATCGGAAACAAGAATACACTCTGAATTTGTATATGAACCGGCAAATATAATTTTACTCTGTGATGACTGTCATGCGCTCATGCACCCTTTAATTAGGAACGTATCAGATTGGAAAAAAGCAAGAAAACAGCGAGGGCAAACCCTGAATCGCCGGACTTAACACAGCAAGAAGATATACTTGAAAGGTTGTTGAATATTGAATTACAACGGCTTAATATTGCTGTTAGAATTGAAAATGAACGGAATATAGTGTTTCCAGAAACAACTGTAATAATTCATGACATTGTAAAACTCAGCAAAACCATTGAAGATAGAAATAATGTTGATAATAAAAGTGAAAAAAACACAAAAGAAAATAAGTTATCAAAAAAAGAAGCTACGAGACAAATAATTAAGAAAAGTGAGAAACGATTTAATGTCTGATAAGAAACTCACATATAAACAACGGCGATTTGTACAAGAATATGTTATTGACCTTAACGCAACTCAGGCGGCGATAAGGGCAGGATATAGTAAAAAGACAGCGAATGAGCAGGGTAGTCAAAACTTAGCAAAACTTAGTATATCGAAAGCAATTCAGAAAGAGTTTAAAGAAATAGCAGACCGTAATGAGGTTTCTGTTCAATGGGTACTTGAAGGCTTTATTGAAGTTGCTAATCGCTGTATGCAGCGTGTACCAGTGATGGAATTTAATAAACAAGAAAAGCAATACGTTCAAGTGACAGATGTGAATGGTGAAGGTGTTTGGACGTTTAATTCGTCGGGTGCAAACAAAGCACTTGAAAATATCGGTCGCCATCTTGGCATGTTCAATGATAAAATCGATGTCAACATGACAATAAACTCATGGGATGCTCTCGAAAAAGAAATTGCCTCTGAAAAACAAGGGCAAAAAAAAGATAATGCGTAATTATGCTGTATTATTTCTACTTATGGCGACGCTCATAATGAGCACAAATAAATCGGCTGTATCTTCTGAAATGCGTGAACTATGGCGGCGATCTCATGCCGACTGGGTATTCTACTCTGAAAAAATCCTCAACGTCAATCTCGATAATGATCAAAAACGAATATTAAGGACGGTACAGAACGAACCGCGCGTTTCCGTTCGTTCTGGCAATGCTCGTGGCAAAGATTTTGTATCCGCTGTTGCATCAAATTGCTGGTTACATTTATTCCGTCCGTCAAAGGTTGTTAATACAGCCCCGACAGGTCGTCAGGTCGAAGCAATTATGATGACCGAAATAGCGCGTATACGTAATGGGGCGCGAATAAAGCTCGGTGGTCGCCTTTTGCAGAATTATATAAAATTCGAGGACGATCCCGATCACTTCTTAATCGCTTTTAAGGCATCGGACACACAAGACGAAACATGGACGGGATTTCATTCGCCCAATCTTATGGTTGTTGTAAGCGAGGCATCAGGTGTTGATGACCGCACATTTAACAATATCGAAAAAATTCTCCCCGGTAATTCCCGCCTCTTGATAGTATTTAATCCCGTCCGTTCTCACGGGGAAGCCTTTCGGAGCATTAAAGACCCGCGATATAAATCATTTAGACTGAATTGTCTTGACGCTCCAAACGTAAAAGCAAAGAAAATCATCATTCCCGGACAAGTAGATTGGGATTGGATTAATGGTTTAATTCATAAACCAGGCATGGTAACATCTATCGACAAGTGTGAGGCCAGAGCGGATTTATACGATTTTGAATGGGAAGGCCAATGGTATCGACCGGGTGATCTATTTCTCGTTATGGTTATTGGTGAGCCGCCCCACGAGCAGGAAAAACAGTTAATACCCTATGCATGGGTGCAACTTGCAATCGATAGATGGCGCGAGCGCAATGGGAAGCCAAGAGAAGGCGAAATACTTTCGCTCGGAGCAGACATCGCGGGTATGGGAGCAGATAAAACCTCATTAGTCTATCGTTATGGGACTATCGTGCCCCAGATACAGAACTATCCGAAATCAGATCACATGGCGACTACCGGAAAAATTAAAAACATCCTTACAGCCAATCCCGGCGGTCATGCTTTTATCGATACCATAGGCGAGGGAGCCGGTGTTTATAGTCGTCTCTCTGAACTCGAAAGAGACGGAGTAATAGAAAACAATTCAGTCACAAGTGCAAAGTTCTCACAAGTTATGAAGGGTAAAAAAGACCTTACGGGGTTGCGGACATTCGCAAATATGAGAGCATATTGCCTTTGGGCTGTCAGGGATGCGCTCGATCCTTCGTTTGATTCCATACGCGAACCTCTCTGCTTACCTCCCAATGATGATCTTGTTCAGGAACTTTGTGAGCACCATTGGGATACAAAAAGTAACGGTGATATTTACATCGAAAGTAAGGATGTAATTAAAGCGCGGCTTGGACGGTCGCCGGATGATAGCGATGCACTTGCGCTATCATATTTCCCGCCACAAATAAAAAATCAGCAGGAAAGCAAATTCGACAGAGCATATCTGGGGCTGCCGGGGTGAACGATGTTGAAATATAGAAACTTATTCAGATGCGTACATTGCGGCAAGTTGATTGATCCGGTAAACGAGAAAGATGATTTAAAAGTTGGCACGAATACAGCCGTCGGATTTATTGGTGCGATATTTCATCGATGTGACAAAGAACATGACTTTTGGGGGCGTCTTGAATTTATCGGGTTTGAAGAAATAATAGAGCCGGATGACCCGACGGTTGAAATGGCTAAAACTATATGTAACGAGGCGGGAATAAACGATGCAGATTGAGCATGTTTGCCGCTGTTTGCGGTGCGGAAAAGAAGTTACGATTATCGACAGTGAATCGGTTTTTGTGGCATCGAGATTCGGCGAAAAGATCGTTGACTCACTGTCAGGAAAGGAATCGCTTATGCACTACTGCGACGAGGGGAAAGGGATAGTCGGGCGGCTGGAATTGATAGGGATGAATGTAAAAAAGTGAGGTGGAATGGTTAATGAAAGGCTAAATGCTTGTTTTGATTATATAAAAAAGGAAGGCAATAATATTATTTTACGGCACAAAAACAAGGAAAAGGATTGTAGAAAAAAACGTAATGGATACCATAAAATTTATCAAAGAAAAGGAGTGGTTGAATTATCAAACAACTATATAAAAAATATATTAGTACGCCATAATTCATTAAGCTTTAAAGATGTTCCTTCAGATTTAATTAGTGCAAAAAAAATTATAATTAAAACTTTAAGGGAGATGGAAAATGAAAACGAGCAAAAAATCTGATAAAGAAAAATCTCTTGTGACAACAAATAATCTTCAGGATTTAACAAAAAATCTGTGTAAAAATTTTGATGATTTTATGAACGGGAAAGTAGATTTGAAAACATGCGGGGGACGAGTAACGGCAGGCAGAGCTGTTATATCAGCAGCATCGCTTGAATTAAATACGGCAAAATTCGTTAAGAAAGTTGCAAGTAGTCAGTTTTTGGGGATTGGGTCGAAACAAAATTCATATTCGTAAATCAGGGGCTGGTTCGCCCGCATCATCTGGACTTTTAGGGAATCGAGGTAACTATGGAAATAACAGAAATAATGGCTATACCGGAGTTCGATAAGGCACTTGAAACGCTTTGTGAATATCACAAGGACAAAGACGACGCTATCGAGGACAACCGCAAAGCCTACGACGGCGAACATGCGATACTCGACGATCCCGACCGGAAAGACAAGACCGTCGGCGACACAGCGGAAACCCGGCGGGTTGTCAAGCACACCCGTGAGGTCATAACCATGCAGGAGAGGATTGTAGAAAGCGCCGTAACGTTCCTTTTTGGCGAGCCGGTATCGCTTGTGCTGAATAACGAGGAAAAAGACGCGCTTGCCCTGATTCAAGCCGTCTGGAAACAGAACAAGCTCGATTATTTCAACCGTGCTCTTGCCCGTGACCTGTTTATCGAGTGCAAGGTTGCCGAGCTATGGTACATACCGCAAGGGCAGACAGCCGACAAACAGGTGAAACGTCCCCGGGTGTCGCTTTTAAGCCAGCGAACAGGATATAAATTTTATCCTCATTTTGATGAATACGGTGATATGGATGCCTTCACGATCCTGAACACGATCAAGGACAAAGAGGGGAAAGAAGTCGATAATATAATGGTGCAGACTGCCGAAAAGATATATCGCGGCACGAAAGCAACAGGGAAATGGGAAATCGTCCCGGGTGAAAACCCGACGGGCAAGATAAATGTGGTTTATTACGAGCAGGACAAGCCTGAATGGAAGGGAGTCGAATCACAGATTAACCGGCTCGAATACCTCACGAGCAACCATGCCGATATGAACGATTATAACGGGTCGCCGCTTACACAGGTCAAGGGCAGGGTTTCAAACATGCCAAAAAAAGAAGAGACAGGCAAGCTTGTTGTTGTCGAAGGTGATTTAAATACCAATACCGGAGAAACTACCTACAACGGCGGCGTGGAATTTATATCATGGGATCAATCCCCGGAATCGATAAAGCTCGAAATGGAAAACCTGAAAGATACTATTTACAGCCTTACACAAACGCCCGACCTGTCATTCTCGAATGTCAAAGGCATATCGGCACTATCGGGAATAGCGATACGGCTTATGTTTTCCGATGCACTGTTCAAGGCACTTAATAAACAGGAGATATTCGGTCCCGCAATAGAGCGCCGTCTGTCGATCATGAAGTCTATAATCGAACTGCAAAACATAAAGATGAAAGCACGTATTGACAATGCCGACATCGATGTAATATTCAACGATCCGTTGCCACAGGCCGTCAAGGAGCTTGTCGATGCGCTGTCGGTTGCCCGCGGTGGTGAGCCGATAATGAGCGAGGAATCGGCGGTAAGGATGAATCCGCTCGTTACCGATGCTGAAAAGGACATTAAAGTATTGACGGACGAGAAAGCACAACTGAGGTCATTTGCGGAGAGCTACCAATGAGCGCACGAGAAATAATCCTGATAGCCTCGTTTGCCGTCATGCTGATATGCGGTATAGCAGCCTATCTTGACGAAAGGGACTGGCGAAAGTAGAGGATTATGTCAATTATAAAAAATATTGGAATTTTATTATTGTCGATACTTTTCTATTTTGGCTGGCTTTGTATAATGTACGAAATTGGTTATTTGATAGGAGCATTTTTATATTGAACCCCTTTGAAAGGAAACATATCCGCGACATTGCCCTCCGCAACCGTAAAATCGGTGTGGCTGTTGATGATGCCATGAAAGACATTGCGCGGCGTTATACGACCGTTAAGGGCAAGCGTTTTGCGGGTGTGCTCAATGACCGGCTTAAAGAACTCCACGAGCAAATCCTTAATAACGGGAAAGACGGCATCCGCAACCAGTGGATGCTTGCCAATGAGAAGAACAATAAGGGGCTGGATGGTTATCTTTCCAGCGTTAAAATCTCAGACAGGCTCAATCAGAGTTTCCGGTCGCCTAACCTGTCAGCACTTAACGCTTTTATTGACAGGACAGAAAAGGGCATGAACCTGAGCGATCGGGTATGGAACTTTACTGATAGCGTGAAAGAAAGCATGGAAGGCCTGATAAAAACCGGAGTTCTTGAAGGCAAATCGGCAATTGCGCTATCAAAAGAGTTGAAAGGCTATGTCAACGGCAAGCCGATACGGTATGAAGGGACGCTTATTCCCGCAAAAAACCTTAATTTTCAGGCCATCCGGCTGGCCGCTACCGAAATGAACATGGCTTTTCGCACATCGGACTATCTGCAAAATTCGAGATTGCCGTTCGTCACTGGTGTGACCATTGAATTGTCGGCGAGCCATCCACGAGAAGATATTTGCGATTTTTTAGTCGGTGATTATCCCAAAGGCTATTTATTTCAGGGTTTCCACCCATTATGTATCTGTTTTGCAACATATAATAATATACCAAAGGAACAATTTGTAGAATATATAAAAACAGGTAAAATGGACACAACAAAATTCACTACAGACATTCCGCCGCAGGCACGATTATACTTAAATGAAAATGGTAAACGGCTGATGAATTATAAAAATACACCCTATTTTTTGCGTGAAAATTATACCAAAGACCTGAAACTTAAAAAGAGTGTGAGCAAAATAAATGTTTGACTTTGACACAGCGCGAGTCGCCTCTTTTTTGCTCTGTGATTTCCTGCGGGGAGCCGGAATCAGAGATTAAGGGGGAGGGGAACCAATGAAAGTCTATCTGAAAACTTGTTACATAAAAACGGGATATATTCCCTCTTCTTTAGGGTTTGGTAGTGAACTGGAACAAAAACAAGAAATAATAATCAGAGAAGTTGATGAATCAGAAATCAAGCCCGGTCATGCAAAGCTTATAGGGCACTGGCGCGAGCCAAGTTTTCGGAATCTATGTATCGTGCTACTTGGAGAAAATTATACAAAAAAAATTTTAGAATTAACTTGTCGCTGTGGCGGTAAAATAAAAAGCATACAAGACATGCACGACCATTGGCAGCGCGGTCATTTCGATGTGCCTATTTACGAGGAAATTAACAGGGGGAACTATGTTTGAACGTTTTCGGTATGTACAAGACAAGGACGGGCACCTTGTAAAAAGAAGTTTAAACAAAGCCGAAGAGAAACTTGAATTTGCAACAGAGCGAATGATGGCGCACGACAACCGGACATGCGGTTCAGGCAGTCTTTTGACGCAATTAGGAAGTGTTGCCATTATTGGTCAAAATGCGATAACAAGGGTGGAACTATGAAACGTAGAGGTTTTGTAAAAACATTACTTGGCAGTTCAGCAATCATGGGAATACCTGCCACTTGCGATCTTGTTCCGGCAGAGGGAAGAATCTCAGAACTAAAACATATATCGGAATTTTACAAGGTTACAATAAATGACCCCATAAATAATAAATCATTCGTATTTGATTTTAACAACGGGATTTGCACCGGAGTTACCGAAAGGGAAAAAAGGTGAAAAAGCGTAAACTTGCATTTATCTGTCAAAAAGGCCTTGAAACATTTATCGAGCCTATCGTTCAGCAGTTCGAGAAGCTCGAACAATATCAGGTGCATCGGTATTATTGCAACACCCAGCCTGAAATCATAGCCGCTGTCAAATGGTGCGATGTCTGCTGGATTGAATGGGCGAATGAAATCGCTATTTTCGCCACTCAGATTTACGACCTCCGCAAGAAAGGCGTGATTGTCCGGCTGCATAGCTACGAATCACTCTCGCCGATGCCACAACAGATTGACTGGTCGGTTGTTGATTACCTTGTTTTTGTCGCTCCCCATATCCGTGAAATCGTAAAGACAAAAATACCTGATCTTGATAAGCGGGTTTGCACAAAGATAGTGCCGAACGGCGTTGATATTGACAGGATTGAGTTGAATAAGGAACTAAACCCGCTCAATATCGCCTATGTGTGCAACATCAACCACAAAAAAGAGCCGGCACTGGCATTGCAGATTATGGCGGAACTGGTAAAGCAAGACAAAGAATATAAACTGCATGTCGCCGGGGCATGGCAGGATGAGCGTTATAAAATATACATGAAATACATGGCTAAAGAAATGGGTATCGAAGATAACATCATATATTACGGCTTTGTTCAGGACATGGACACATTCTGGCAAGGTAAGGGTATAATTCTGTCAACATCGATCCACGAAGGACATCCGTATAATATCATGGAAGGCGCGTCACGTGGACTCAGACCGGTAGTGCATAATTTCATGGGATCGCGGGAATTGTATCCGGCGTCATGGTTGTTCAATACTGTGAATGAAGCAGTAAATCTTGTATTATTAAATAAATGTACGGATTATTATGATAATATCAGAAAATATATTATAGACCGCGGCTGGACACTCGATAACCAAATCAAGCAATTCAAGGAACTGGTTGACAAGGCGGGAAGGAAAGGGAAATGATTGCAATATGTAGAAAGTGTAAATACGGTCATATAACTCTTTCTGAAGCACAATGTTGGCATCCATCACGTTCTGAGATTAATCCAATAACCGGTGGTAGAAATGGTGATTACGCTATAAAATATAACACAAATGGGGAATGCAAACTATTTAAATATGCCCATTGGTATGAACGATTATTGGACTGAATGTTTCACAGAGACGAGGTGGGGAAATGACTGTCGAGGAAGTTAAAGAAAAAAAGAGGATATTAAAAAATAAAATTGAACTCCTCATTAATAATTTTTCTAAAGAAACAGGCTGTACAATCTCAACAATTGATTTAACACCTATATATGAGAATGATTTATTTATTATAAACATAATCAACATTCGGGTAAATTTATGAAGCTCCCGCTCCCGATACTGAAAGCATGGTTTTACGAAAAACTCTTACGCTTGCGGGTCATTGCTTTCTTCCGTAAGCATTATTATCGTTGGCGGATCCGGCGGGGTGTCTACGTCCTCAATAGCCTCGATGACTGGATGACCGACGCGGGATATAAAAGGCATGAGCGCCGTCAATTCTGGCGTGAGTTCACAGCGAAACAAGGGGCACGTGAGAAACTATGGGAAAGGATGGCTGAATGATGCCTGATAACAGAAACCGCATTGCCGAATACTACAATAACGCACTTCCACAATTGAAGAAAGACACTGACCGGCTTGGCATCATCAAGGTAAAGCTTGGCTCGATAGTCAAGAGCGGTGAGACTATCCTTGACCTCGGCTGCGGGTCTGGGATAACGTCAAAATTCATGGCTCAACTCGGCGCGAAGGTAACGGCGGTGGATATATCGCCGAAACTGATTGAGTATGCAAGGGAAAATAACGCACACAAGAATGTGAATTATTTTTGTGCTGATATAACAGAACCGGAACCGGGAGGCAAAAATAGCGATAAGAAATTTGACGGTATTGTCATGGTGGATGTTTTTGAACACTTACCGAGGCTCAACATTCAAAGTTTCGTGCTTACCATTGAACGCCATTCCAGCGACCATACATGGCTTTTTCTTAACATTCCCGATGGACGTTATCAGGCGGCGGCACAAAAACATATCCCTGAAAAGTTACAGATAATCGACGAGAGTTATTCAATAAACGAACTTCTCACGATGTTCGATGCTATCGATTTTGATGTTCTCGACATCAATATTTATGGGATCGAATCACCATGCCAGTATAACACGTTCTTGTTTCAGCGAAAAGGCATGTTAGATAAGGCATACAAAGAATCTATGTGCGGGAAAGAGGTGGCATTATGAATCAAATGTTTTTTAATAATTTATTAACCAAAGAACAAAAAGAAATGGTTAAAAATGCGATATTCTCTTTTTTTGATGGAGAGAATGATGATTTTTTTAAAGGTAGAATTAGTATTGAAAATGAAATAGAAGACAGAAGCGAATATGAATATTCTGCACATCCCAAATTAATAATAACAGAACGCCGTTTAAAAATCGATGTTACAAAAACCAATGCAAGGCTATTGATGGAAGCTCGTCAAGAAGCTGATAGAATCAATGAAGATGGGTGAAATGGAAGCATTGCTGGATTTGATGTTTTCAGGTTCAAATATATCGAACAACCAATAACAGGGACTAATAAGAGAGCAATATAAATGCCACTACCAAACACTCATATATGCCAAATTCGTAAACCCGGAACACTCCGTGTCATCGGCTCGCGTGATCGTATTCACGACGGCAAGAAATACCGTGCCCTGTTTGGTATACCTCGCGCAGGTGATGAGGCGGTATCGACAGAATACGAATATCATTATCCGGTTGACTCATGGACGGCAGCGGAGGCGCGTCTGCATTGTTCCACGCACAACGGTATCGAATTTCACAAGGCGACCGATGGGAAAATAGAAGCGGTTGCCGAACGACTTAAAAAGGCGATAAGCAAGTGAAGAAGCGTATTCTTATAATCGCTCCCCATACCGACGATGGCGAGTTCGGGTGCGGCGGGAGCATTGTAAAGTTTATCGAGCAGGGCGATGATGTCTATTATGCCGCTTTTTCGACTGCCGAGCAGTCAGTGCCTGCCGGAATGCCGAGAAATATACTCGAAACCGAGGTAAAAGAGGCGACGGGGCGGCTTGGGATATTACCGGGAAACCTTATAATTTACAAGCATGAAGTACGAAAACTTAACTACGTTAGGCAGGAT